TCAGCTTACATCCAAATCATCCAGATACTCCGCGCCGTGTTCGGCGATATGGTCTTTTCGGCCTTGCAGATTGTCGCCCAGCAGCAGGTCAAAAACTTCTGCCGTGCGCTCGGCATCGGTGGGCAGTACCTTAATAAGTCTCCGGCTTTCGGGACTCATAGTCGTCAGCCACATCATTTCCGGGTCGTTCTCGCCCAAGCCTTTCGAACGTTGAATCGTATATTTTTCACCATCGATGCGGCGCAGGATGTCAGCCTTTTCCGGCTCGGTGTAGGCAAAGTAGGTTTTGTTTTTGGTGTTGATCTCGTACAGCGGCGACTCGGCGATGTAGACGTAGCCCTTGTTGATGAGGGTCGGCGTCAGGCGGTAGAGCATCGTCAGCACCAGGGTGCGGATCTGGTAGCCGTCCACGTCGGCATCCGTGCAGATGACAACTTTATTGAACCGCAGGTTATCCAGATTGAAGCTGGCTAAATCCTTGTTGTGGCTGCCGCCCAGCTCGACACCGCAGCCCATAACGCGGATGAGGTCGGTGATGATTTCCGACTTAAAAATGCGGGCATAGTCGGCTTTCAGGCAGTTCAAAATCTTGCCGCGGATGGGCATGATGGCCTGGAACTCCGAGTCGCGGCTCTGCTTGACGGCGCCCATAGCGGAATCGCCCTCCACAATATACAGCTCACGGCGGGTGGGGTCCTTGGTGCGGCAGTCCACAAACTTCTGCACGCGGTTGGCTAGGTCCATCTGCTGGGTCATCGTCTTTTTAATGGTGATACGCGCTTTTTCTGCGTGTTCACGGCTCTGCTTGTTGATCAGCACCTGCTTGCAGGCTTTCTCCGCCTCGTCGGGGTGCTCGATGAAGTAGACCTCCAGCTGATGCTTGAGGAACTCGGTCATGGCCTGGGCCACAAATTTGTTGGTAATGGCCTTTTTGGTCTGGTTCTCGTAGCTGGTACGGGTGGAGAAGCTGGACGAAACCAACACCAAGCAATCCTGCACATCGGCAAAAGTGATCGCACTTTCGTTCTTTTTGTACAGGCCCTTGGATTTCAGCCAGGCGTTGACCTGGTTGACGAAGGCCAGGCGGACGGCACGGTCGGGGCTGCCGCCGTGCTCCAGCCAGCTGGAGTTGTGGTAGTATTCCAACGCCTGCACGGTGTTGGAGAAGGCGAAGGCCACGTTCATTTTGACCTGATAGTCTGGCTGGTCGGCGCGGTCACGGCCAGTGGCGGAACCGGAGCAGAAGTGCACCGGGGTCAGGCCCTTATCGCCAACCAGTTCGTTGACGTAATCGGTGATACCGTGCTCGTAGAGGTACTCGTACTTCTCCGTGTCACCGCCGGATTTATCCTCGAAAACAAGCGTCACACCGTCGTTTACCACAGCCTGGCGGCGCAGCATATCTTTAAAGCTGTCAGCCGGGACGGCGATGTCGGTAAAGACCTCGGTGTCCGGCTTCCAGCGGATGACCGAGCCGGTGCGCTTGCCCTTGAACGCCTCCTTTTGCAGGCCGCCCACGTTCTCTCCTTTTTTAAAGTCGAGGTGATAGTGGAAGCCATCGCGGTAGATGTCGGCGGTCATCCACTCGCTGGCGTACTGGGTGGCACACAGGCCCAGGCCGTTGAGGCCCAGGCTGAAATCGTAGTTGCCGCTGCCCTCGGCGTATTTGCCGCCAGCGTACAGCTCGCAGAAGACAAGGTCCCAGTTCCAGCGGTCCTCAGCCTTGTTGTAGTCCACCGGGATGCCGCGGCCGAAGTCCTCAACCTCAACGACATGGTCGGGGTAGAGGGTGACGTTGATGCGGTTGCCATGGCCGTCACGGGCTTCATCGATGGAGTTGGAGATGATCTCAAAGATGGAATGGGCACAGCCTTCCACGCCGTCCGAGCCAAAAATAACGGCCGGGCGCTTACGCACACGGTCCGCGCCTTTCAGCTGGCGGATGCTGTCGTTGCCGTATTCCTGTTGTTTTTTTGCCATGCGGCGGTTCCCCCTGAATTGTGCGGTGTTGCCTGAATTTTGGCATATAAATTTATTAAACCATAAATGGTGGTGGGTTGTCAAATTGGATTCATGACCGTTTCTACATCTTACAGATGGAAATACACCTTGTAGTTGTATCTTACCACAACAAAATCTAGTTTTCAAGGGTCAGTTGCAATTACATTCGCATTTTTCCAGGCGGTTGCGATCGCCCAGCAGGGCGGTCCAGTATTCTTCGCCTTGATATTTAAAGGTCACCCAATCGTAACCCTCATATTTGGCGGTGGTCTGGCCGGTGACGCAGTAGTTGCCCAGGGGCAGGTAGCCCACCACGTCATTTAAGTTGGATGTGTAAAAATATTCGCACCGGACGTTGAAAACCACCAGCTTATACCCATCCACTTTTTGCACCGAAGGGCTGGCGGCCCCGTAGTTGTTGTAGCCGCCAGCCTGTATTTCAGGCAAAAAATCCTTGTAGCTGCGATTTAGATCGCACGCGCCGCTGATGCCGCTCACCGTGCCGCTGCCGCTGTACTGCCACATCGTGTAGGCACCGGTGTAACCCAGCGTGGCGCGGTAGTCCGCCACCCACAGCGGGTAATCAACCAGTGCGCCCGCGTTCAAATAGCTGTTGATGTAGTTTGTGTAACTGTACCACCCGGCATACCATTTGCGCTGATACAAAATATCCATAGCGTACTGCACCAGGCTGGTCAGCTCAGCGCGGCCCAGGCTGGTAAGGCTTGAGTCCTCCACATCCACGAACACCGGGTACTCCAGCTTGATGCCCTCCAGCATATTTAAAAAGGCAGTCAATTCGCTGGCAACGGCAGCGCGGGTGCGGGCATAGGTGTAGTAGTAGGCGCCCACCCGCAGCCCGGCACTGTGGGCGCCGGTGACATTCTGCAAAAAGTACGGATCTACGTACAAGCCGCCGCTGTTGCTGGACCCCACCCGCACGATGGCGAACTGCTTACCCGCGGCGGCCACCTGGGTCCAGTTGATGCTGCCCTGATAGCGGGACACATCAATGCCGTTTTGAAAAAGTGCTGAGGGGCATAATTAGAAGTATTTAGCGGCATAACGTAGAATGTTATAGTGGTAAGTAGCTATAAAGTGTATGAAAAAGTAGGACACTCCTACACTATTCATACATTGGCCTCGCGGCTATAACATTCTATTTTATTTTTTCTAATTCGGCCCTTAACCATTCAAAATCTCTTTCTGTGTAAACTCGTTCTGTTAAGTCCGCAATGGAATGGCCAACGAGTCTCTTGATGGCATATTCGTCTAGGTTGTACCTCTTTGCCATCGTCACGAATTGCTTTCGACCGTCATGCGGACGATGCCGCTCATCAAGATGTAATTCTTTAACTGCCAAATCATATGTTAGGAAAAATCTCTTGTATGTCATCGGGACATATCGATTTTTAGCAGGATCTTGATTCACATGATTAAACAGATATTCACTGCCGACTTCCTTTGCACGGTCATAATAGTTCTTTATAAGAGGATAAATTCTAGGATGAATTGGGACTGTACGGTTAATGCCATAATTAGTTTTCATTCCTCCAGTCATAGCTCTCTTTTTTAAGTCGATATCTGAGAGTTTCAATGCTACAAGTTCTCTTGGTCTCCATCCACTATAGCATTGAATCAGAATCATATCAACATGATTATATTCTTTATAGTGACCCCATAATAGTTTCATTTCATCATTCGTGAAACACATATGGTGGGTTTTAGCTTCTGGATTGTTATCGACTTTGACCGGAGTAACAGGACTAGATGTGAGTAATCCTAGCTCTAATGCCCTATCAAATAGTTTTCGAAGGAGACCTTTTATTTTTACTCTTGTGTTTTCAGAAGCCTTATGCGTTCCGTTCTGATCCGTAATCACTGCTTCTTCGATACAGTATTTTATATGAATAGGACGTACCTCATAGAGTTTCATATCATGAATCGATTCACAATACCGCCACGCTGCAACATAAGCCGCAGTTGTTTTTAAAGTCGGATAGAACTCTTTGCTCCATACCTGATAAAGTTCTTTAACAGTCGTTTGCTCCGTAAAATCAAATGGACTTTTGTTGTATTCGAGTAGTGCAGCATAAGCATCATTGTAAGTTTCAAAATAAGCTTCGGGTTTTAGCAGTTTGCAGATTGGACGGCCCTCTGGGGTCTTGCCAACTGTAACCATGGCTCGGAATGGTTTTCTAAGCGCCCTCCCTTTGAGTTCGGTTATCTGGCCGAATCCATTGGGCAGGCGCTTCCTTTTGTTTTGACGAGGTTTTCTGGGCTTTAGTGCTTCAGGCTTTAGTGGATATCCGCAGTGAGGGCATGATAACGCTTTGTCACTCACTTGTAGTTCACATTCGGGACATTTTATAAGCATTATATCACCTCTGTGCGTTATATTTTACTATAGATGTACGAATAAATCAATACTACATCTTGTGTCTGGCCATCAAATTCTGTAAGTTCAGGACGGGGGTTACAAGTTTCTATGCTAACTTACTAACTGCAAAAGCGCGGTACGACAGAATACATCGTACTAGCTAAGCTAAAATAGCAGTTGGAAGGAGCTGGAAAATTATGGAATTTGGCATTGGCTCGGTACCTGTTGTGAAGGTAGCCGAAATTTACGGAAAAGATGCCAACTGGGTGCGGGCAGGAATCATTGAAGGATGGCTGCCTATCGGAACCGCTACGAGAAACGGAAAAGAGATTACATCGATCAAGGACATGGACTCTAAGTACGGACGTATAAATTATTATATTTCTCCGAAGAAACTTTACGAGGAGACTGGCTACGTCTGGAAAGGAGCAAAGCATGGCAACTAAGATACGGTCGAAGCTATCAAAGAAGAATCGTTACTGGATACCACCAGAACGTTACTACGAGCTCAAGCATTTCTGTTTACAGTATCCTGACTGGAAGCGTGAATATCTGGCAGTTGACCCGATGGCTCACGAGTTTGAGCAGGGGGCGAAGCTGTCCGCCACAAATAGGGTAGAGGATAGAACCGCCCTTTGTGCTGAGCGAAAGATCGAGTGCTCACAGAACATGGTCTTAATTGAGGAGTGCTGCGAGAAAGCAGACCCGGACCTTGCCCGTTATATTTTCAAGGCAGTCACTTCTAATCTAGGTTACACCTATCTCAAATCTAGGTTAGACATGCCATGCTCCAAAGATACCTACTATGACCGCTACCATAAATTCTTTTGGCATTTAAGCCACGCGCGAAAATGACATGGGGTATTATGGAGGTGATACTGAATGAAAGCAGTATTTGATGAACGCAGTATAAATTGGACCGACAATGCTGACTACAACATTATGTATCTTCATGCAAAGCAAAATTATTTTACCGATGTTTTGCGAGCGAGAGGGCACATATCTCTATGCGAGATCCTTGATGATACGGGAATCACATTGGATAAGCCGCTCTCACTTGCAGAGCTCTATGGTCATTTCTGGAGCTATGCAAAAGGAGACAGGTTTGTAGATTTGGGCATTCCCAAGGAATACGACTGCAATACTAAGTTATTTGAGCTTGACATCAATATCTAATCAGAATGGACGTCTGAAACATGGCGTCCTATTTTTCTCCGCAGATTTTGCATGGGGTATTATGGAGGTGATATTGCATGACTAAAAAGCAATTTAAAAATCTTAAAATTGGAGATGTCGTAGAACTTAATGGCAGGTGCCGAGGAAATGAAGGTATCCGATGCTATGTTGATTGGATAATCGATAATAGAATTTGGGTAAAAACTTTAGACGGTAAGCCCCATTTAAGTATCGATGGCGGAATCCAAACTAATTGGAATGAAATTACTTACGCAGGTGCAAATATTGTAAACTCTAAATCAGAGGGTTGAAATATACCCTCTTTCTTTTTACATCCGCGAAAATCTCAGGTCCTTATATGAAAAGAGTACAAAATACTCTGATATTTTTAAGGAGGAACCATTTATGAAAATGACACCTGTTAAGGAAGTACCTGGAAAGACTGGTCACTATTGCAATTTGCAGGGGGGTGCTCAAGGAGTTTATGGCTATGGACGCAAAAGTCGTGAGGCTGGACGTTGATGGGTATAAATCTTCTACTGTAGCAGCATCCTGCATCAGTGTAGCTATCAGAAGATCCGGATACCCAATCAAGTCATTTAAAAGAGGTGAATTTGTGTATCTGAGTAAAGTATCTTGAAAGGAGTAGGCTCTGTGGAAACACAGGGTCTTTCTCTTTTATATTTTCCAGGACTCGGGTTACGAAAGGAAGTGGTATTTTCATATCGTAAAATTCCCCGGGATGAAAATTTTAGAAAACAGTTTAAAGGAGAATTTACATGGATTGGTCTTATATCCTGATTGGGCTGATTATTTATTGTGCGGGCTTTGCTGCCGGAGGATTCTATATCAAGGAAAAATTCCTGCATGACAAAACAATCGGCAGCCTGCGAGTGGATCGTTCGGATGAGGACGGTCCTTTGGTTTTCATGGAGGTAGATCCTGGATTTCGGGATTTCGCGGAAATGGACGTTGTAGTTTTAAAAGTAAAGCACGAGGATTTTATTCCGCGAAAATAACTGGGGCTATTATGGAACCATTTATTACTTTGAAAGGAGATTATTAAAATGGCAGATCAAAACAGCGAAATGTTGAACAAACGTATCGAGGAGACCCTCGGAAATTTGGAGACGCTGAAAGGAGAGGAACGTGCTCAGGCCGTGAAGGAGCTGGACACGCTGTACAAGCTCAGGATCGATGAAACGAAAAATGAGGTTGAAGCCCGCCAAAAGACATCTGAACATCAGGATCAGATGTTCCAGGCGCAGGCCGATCTTCACGAAAAGAGAATCGCTCTTATTGTGAATACAGCGGTGGACGTGGCAAAATTCGTGAGCCAGGTCGGCATGTATGGCATTCTCATCATAGGCGGACTTAAGTTCGAGGAAACCGGTACGATCGGCTCGCAGTTCGTTAAGGATACGATCCGCAGTTGTACGAAATTCTTGAAGAAATGAGGTTCGAAAAAGAGCTTATGGAAACATGGGCTCTTTATTTTTATTGGTGGGTGTGGTAAAATGCAATAAATCCCTGCAATTAGAAAGGAGAAAACTATGAAAAAGTTAATGGCTATTGGACTGGCTGCAGTTATGGCATTTGGATTGGCCGGATGCGGCGGAAGTCAGAGTGCGGCTGCGAGCTCTAAATCCTCCTCGCCGACAACTCCGGGATCGGCTTTTACAGATACCAAAGACACAGATGATGCTAAAGAAACGCACTCAGCAGAAATGGAAGGCTCTATCGATTACGAGATTTCTCGTGGTATTACCGATTATGGCGAAAAAAGTTTGATGCTGACTTACACAAACAATACAAATCATCCGATTTTGAGTGCCCAGTTTTATTTCGAGCTTAAAGACGACTTAACAGATGAAGATAACGAACTGCTATCAAAGCTCCAGGAAGAACATGAAATTGACGATGATCAAATGGATTGGGCATATTTTCAGTCAAATACTGAATGCTATACAGACATCGGTGAAAGCTCCAAACCAAGTCCTTTTACATTTTTTCTTGATTGCTTCACAGACGAAACATATTGCACCCTTGCTGATTATGGGCAGGTAAAACTAATATTCCTTGATGGTGAGAAATATTACCAGACAACCTACGATTTTTATTCCCAGACGTTTACCTCGGTATCTCCGTACAAAAATGCCTACGAGTGGATGACGAGTGATATTGGTTTGTCCATCCCTCAGCCAGAAGGGTTCCCAACGCTGGTAAGTTCCGACGATGAAAATCAGGGCTTTGTTTATGTGTATAACGTTTCCCTCGATGATTTTGAGACATACGTCAATACATGCAAAGAAGCTGGATTCTCAAAAGTCGATTTCGATGGTGGAGACAATGTTACAATTGTGAATGACGAAGGAACAGAACTAAGTCTTTATTATGAAGCCAGCAGCGATCGAATGGTCGTACGGTTTGGCTGATTCCGCAGACCTCCTCGCCAAAGCGGCAGGGGGTCTTTTATTTTGCCTATGAGATATTTTATTGAGAAACCGGAAATTACAACTCATATGTTTGGCCGAACCTATGAGTGTGACCATCCCTTATACAATAGGTGTACTTTATATCAAATTGGTAATAAAGGGATAGCAATAGTACAGCAACGATTTGATGAGAGTACAAAATCAACCTACTGGACTGAGATCGACCCGTGGCTCAATGATATTTTGTATCTAAGTCCAGGATTCAGGGATTTCTTTAATTTGTATGCTGAGGAAGGCTCTGAGGGGCTTTATCCGACGGTTACAGTACGTCAGGTAATGTGGCGATTACGGCTCAAACCGCTGAAAAGAGAGCGCTGGGAGACTGTTATTGACAGAAAAACATTGTAGGTGCGCGTAATTCACAAATCCTATTATGAAAGGAAAGCATATAATAGGAGGAATTACTATGAAAAAACTTTATGCGGTTTATGGCAATAATATTGATATGAACACTTTACAGGACTATAGCCCGAGAGCCTACGAAGGCTTGGATGGACAGACTGTCTACATTGTAAAGGCAACCATTATTGAGGCAATTAAACTTACTGCAAAAATGAGCATTAGAAATGCTACTGTAACTGCTTTCTGATCAATATTAGGGTTTATGGAAACATAGACCCTTTTATTTTTGCCATCGCATATTTTTCATGGTATAATATGGACAACTTTTGAAAGGAGGCGGCTCAATGAAAGAGGTGATACTGGAATTTCTACGCAATATGAAAGACGAAGAGTATGCAAAAAATATTGCGTATGTAATTGCAGTTACGGCTTGTGCAATTGTAGTAATTGCCTTCATGCTGAAAGCGCTCTGAAAGAAACGGCTCTGTGGAAACACGGGGTCTTTCTTTTTGCGCGAAAAATGCACCTCCTTATATGGAACAAATTAAACTAAAGGAGGATTCTGAAATGGAATTTTACGTAATTTTGTTGATTTTCGCTCTGGGCTTACTGGTAGTTGGCGCTGCATTCGTCAACGGAGCCAAGTTTGTACTGGGCATGATCGGACGAATCGTGGATTGCATTTTTGGAAGACACGGTGATTGAACCAAAGGCAAGGCCTATGGAAACATGGGCTTTTGCCTTTTCTTTTTGCTACGCGAATTTTGCAAGTTCTTATATGGAGAAAACCAATTTAAAATTTGGAGGTATTTACTATGTTTAAGAAAATCTGGAACAAGCCCATCACTTGGGGCGATTACATGAAACTGGTTGGTATCTGCGTTGGCATTTATGGTGCCATCGTAGGACCATTCCTGCTGAGTGTATATGGTATCCCTGAGAAGATCAAGGCAAAGTTCAAGAAAGAACCTGACGTAGAGACCTACGAGGATTGAAAGGAGGTATCCGAGCTAAGGCTCTGTGGAAACACAGGGTCTTAGCTTTTTCTTTTACCTTCGCGAATTTTGCAAGTCCTTATATGGAAATGGATAGCTTATGAGTAAAGCGCCCGGTATTTCGGGAGAACCAAGCTCGAACCTTGGTCTATTTCTTTTTGTTTTTATATTTGAAAGGAGAACCTAAAATGAATCTGAAACTCAACCGAAAAATTGTGAAGGAGATGGCAAGGAATGGACTTAAGTTTGTGGAAGATTGTTCACCTACTATTCTTACAGGACTGGTTGCAGCAGGAGTGCTCACGAGCGTTGGAATGGCTGTACGAGCTACCACCAAGGCGCTTCCGCTCATCGAAGAAGAAAAAGTACGTCGTTGTAAAGAAGGGTTGGACGACCATTTAAAGCCTGCTGAGGTCGTAAAGGTTTGCTGGAAGTGCTATGTGCCGACCGTGAGTATGGCCGCGTTGACTGTGGCCTGCGCGATTGGTGCCAATAAAATCAACCTCCAGCGTAATGCCGCGCTTTCCTCTTTATATTCTGTAAGTTCTACGGCACTCAAGGAGTACGAGCAGAAGGTTATTGAGCAAGTCGGACCGGAGAAAAATGAAACGATCAAAAATGCCGTGGCAAAGGACCGTATGGAGAAAATTCAGATGGACGAGTCTGCGGCGCTTGGTGACGGCAATGTGTGGGTCTACGATACCTTTAGCGGACGAAAATGGCCGTGCAATATTGGTAAGATCAAGCAGATTGCCGGTGATCTTAACTGCGATATGGCGGTCAGCGGCGATTGGAAGAGCCTGAATGAGTTCTATATGGAAATCGGCCTGGATGAAATCAAACCTGGCGATTCATTAGGGTTTGATGCTTCTAACCTGATCGATCTGTGGTTCTCAGCCCAGCTGGATGATAACGGCCGTCCTTTGGTGGTTATGGATTACAAAGTTATGCCAAAAATAAAATACAAGGAGATGTTTTAAATGTGCCCATGCGCCATGAGAGTTACTTATGCCTGGATGTTTGAAGGCAAAACCATGTACCGCGAAGGATATGAGTGCGTGAAGTACCGCAAGGAATGCAAAGATACGAGAGTTTGCAAATACAACTTCGCAGAAATTTCACCGGCTAATATGGAAAGGAGGGAAGACAAATGATCAAAAAACTTACTGTGGCTAATGTCATGAGCATTGTTTCCATCGCTGTTGTTGCCATTGGCGCGGGTATCGGGCAGTGGGCAACTATGAAAGAATGGAAAGAAGGCGCTGATAAGGAAGCTGAAGAAAAGGAAGATTGAAGTCTTCATCTGATCGAGAAACGGCTCCGTGGAAACACGGGGTCTTTTCTTTTATACGCTAAAATTGCACATCCTTATATGGAGGTGTATAAAAAATGATCACACTTTATTACTTATTAGAATGTGCAGAAAGCTACTTTGAGAAGAAGGGCGGAATCCAAGAAATTATATTTTGGAGCGTAATCTCTCTTATCGTAGTGAGTGTATTCATGTGGTGCATGTGTGGTGCAATTGATGACCTTGTAGCCAGAGGGGTGTAAAAGCCCCTTTTGGTTTTGTTTTTTCTGGAAAGGAGAAATAAGATGCCGAGAACTCAGGATTTCGAGGTCTTGGACAAATTTAAAAACGAACATTACTTCCTGCCGAGTAAGGATTGGCCGGAATATGAATTTCAGTATCAAAGCACTTGCCGCTGGGCCTTGAACCAGATTCGTGAGTACATGGCCCAGAAGGCGAACGAGCACAAATCTATGATTGATATTTTGGAAGAACTTTACTGGATCTTCGATACCGGCATAGCAGAGTGCTGCGAGATGTACGATGAGAAAAATGAAATCAAAGCATGGCAATATCCACCACCGGATCTTGTATTTAGTGTTGGTAGAGCCATGGTTGAGGAAGTAGCAGGTTTATATTTATGAAAGGAGAACTCCAATGAATTGGTATAAAGTCGTAGGTGTTATGGATGACGGTGCCAGTATTTATGGAGAAGAGGTAATTGTGGCCGCCAACTCTAAAAAGGAAGCAAGTGAAAAAGCAAAACAAGTTTTATGCAACAATTCAGAAGAAATTTTCCGTACGGATCATGTTTTTGATTTAGACCCTAAACTTGCTTATGTGTTTTCACTTAGAAAAAGTATTCCTGTTTAAGATTAAGGAACCGTTTATGAAAGGAGAACTTCAATGAAAATCAAGTATCCGCGAATCAATGTAAAGCCATTTGTCCATGCCTGTAAGGTCGGAATGGCCAAAAACGCGCCTACAATCCTGACCATGACCGGCATTACAGCGATGGCCAGCTCTACTTATTGGGCGGTGAAGGCTACCCCGAAGGCTTTGGCTTTGAAAGAAAAGGCTGAAGTGGAGAAAAACAAGAAAGCTGGAACGTTTAAAAATCAAAAGTTGCATTACTACGATGAAAAGGAAGGTGCCTTTGTTGATGGATTCCAGAATTGGGTGCCGTTGACCAAACTCGAAATTGTGCAGACTTGCTGGCGCTGTTATGCTCCGGCATTTATTACCGGTGTGCTGGGTGCGGCCTGCCTGATCGGGGCCAACTCGATGAATCTGCGTAAAAATGCAGCACTGGCAGCGGCTTATGCACTTTCCGAGACCAATTTCAAGGAGTATAGAGAAAAGACACTTGAGGAAGTTGGTGAGAAGAAGGAAGAAAAGATCCGCAATGCTGTGGCCGAGGAGAAGATTACCAAGAATCCTGTAAATACCTCGACTGTGCTTGAGACTGGCAATGGCGATACCCTCTGCTATGACGCGATCTGTGGAAGATATTTTAAGTCGAGTATTGAAAAGCTCAAGAGTGCTCTCAATGAACTCAATATGGAGCTGGTTCAGGATGGTTATGTATCGCTCAACCAGTATTACGATTTGATTGGCCTGCCGGATGGGATGCTTGGTGATGACCTTGGCTGGAGTATCAATGACCATCATTCGACTGTACAGTTGGATCTGAGTGCCCAGCTGACCAAGGATGAGGCCCAGACTCCTTGCATGGTTGTGGCCTTTAAGTATGGCCCTATCTACAATTACGATGCGTTTTAATCTCACGCGAAATTTGCAAGTCCTTATATGGAACAAGATTCCAAAAATTATATTTTATTAAAAGGAGACTTTATCATGGAAAACGAGGAAATTATGATGAACGAGACTACTGAGGCTATGACCGATGTGGAGGAACCCATCACTGAAACCGAAACCAATGAGGAAGAATCGAGCAGCTTTATGCCTGCAGCGTTGTTGATCGCTGGCGGTGTGGCGGCTATTTACGGAGGTGTGACCTTCGCAAAGAAGCATGTCATCCCGCATGTGAGCAACGGCATCGCAAGTCTGAAAGCCAAGTTCGGTCATTCCAAGGGCGAGGCAGTGGAGGCCGAAGCAGAGGAAGTCGATGAGGACGAATCTGAAGAGTAATCTGTGAAAGACCTTAAGAAATTTAAGGAATTGTTCGAGCTAAGGCTCTGTGGAAACACAGGGTCTTAGCTTTTTGTTTTTGCTTTGAAAGGAGAAAAAAGCAATGACTGTACAAGAGTATCTTAATAAGACTCGAAAAATTATGTGGTCCCGCACACGACCTTATATTCATTGCCCCGACGGATTTGAAATTTCTGTTCAGGCATCAGCCATCCATTACTGCATCCCTAGAAGGGATAATGCGGAATTTTATAAAAAGGTTGAGTTAGGGTACCCGAATCTTAAGGACGATTTAATTATTGAATATGCGGAGACTCCAGATAAGCCGACCGAAACGGTTTACGGCTTTGTTCCTATTGAGCTCGTCGAGAAGCTTATTCAAAAGCATGGAGGTATTGTCAACGTTCCTGATTTTGATATGGAGGATTGAATTATGAGTTTCGGTAAGAATTTGTTTGTGTTCATGTCTGGCGCGGTTGTCGGTGCTGGTGCGTTGGCCGGGTTTGCTGGCTGGAAAATGTATAAGGCACTCAAGAAGAATGATGTTTTGTACACGGCGGTCCGCAGTTCCGTGGATGCCGGAGTAAAGGCTGCTTCAAGTGAATTCAGCGAGCATGGTGCTAAGGCAATAGTGAATAAGTTTTTTGGGTGGCCGGAGAAACATAATAAGGTTTCCTATTGGGATCGTTACCATAAGTTTGGGGAGACTTGTGGCTTTGGCATCGACCAGGTAAGCTTTGGCAGTCGGAAAGAAGCTGCAAATGTTCTTCATAGTCTTGCCGATATTCTGGACCAGTATGGAACAGTCACGGTCGCGGATTTCTATGACGAAGCTGGAGTCGCCTGTCCTTCTTATTCTGGTATGGATTATGGATGGAAGGACATTGGCGATGCTTATGTTGTCAAAGTCCGTTCTGGATGGTCTATTTCTCTTCCTGACCCGATTAAACTGGAGTGATTTATGTGATGCGTTATATTTTCAAAGGCCATGTGGTAGACCAGTTTGGGACTATGCTTGACCGGAACTGGAAAGGGGAGACCTTTGCGCCGAGTATGGCAAAGGCGAAGTCGAACCTGAATTACCAGTGGAAGAAACAGAATAACTACCCTCGGGAAACGAAAGTGATTCTCGAGGGTCATTTTACATCCGAAATGGATTTTCTGAAAGGAGTTAGCTGATGGCAGAATACGATATGCCCAATAACAGCCACGCATTTAAAAATGGGCAAGTGAAAGAAAAGCCCAAGACCCAGAAGGTGATTGAGGGAACAGCCAAGACCAAGAAGAAGACCAATGCCCGGAAACTGGCTGATATTTTCCTGCCGGAGGATGTTACCAGCGTTAAGGAGTATATCTTCTGGGAGAGAATTGTGCCAGCTATCAAGGACATTATCCATGATACGGTGGATACTTTCCTGTATGGTGAATCCAGAAGGCCGAGTTATTCGAGTGGCTCCCGAATCTCGTATTCCGGATATTATTCTGGCAGCAATCGTCCGGAGCCTCGAAAGGATACTGGCCGACCCAGGAATGCCTTTGATTACGATGACATTATCTTTGACAGCCGTATTCAGGGTGAGCAGGTGCTGGACAATCTGATTGATATTTTGGATCAGTACAATATTGTGACGGTTGGTGACCTTTACGATTCCGCAGGAATCACAACCACGAACTACATGGTCAATCGTTATGGCTGGGACAACCTGGCGGATTCGAGTGTTGTCCGAGTACGAGAGGGCTATACCCTGAAGCTGCCAAAAGCCAAACCTATTTGAAAGGAATGATATTTTTGGAAACAGAACTATGGTTTCGAACTCTACTCGAGGAATCGAGCAGAAAAAGCAGAGAACTCGATGAAGCAATCAGAGAGGCCAGAGAGCAGCAGAGAAATATGTCTCCATTCGATTATTCCGGCCCTAAATTTACCGATGACGAACTTCGGTTCAGGGATATTACTGAAAAAATGAGGGAAACTTTCCTGAAGAAAAATCATGATTACGGCAATAGTTTTCATGAAACTTGGGATGAGTTTGGTGATAAGGGCATCATTACCGCTCTTACGCAAATTTCTCACAAGTATCATCGGCTTATGAATATCGGCCTCGGCACTAAACCTTTGGTTGATGAATCAATCGATGATACGCTACTCGATATGGCAAATTACTGCATTCTTACAATTATGGAGCTGGAAAAAGCTCGTAACAATGAAAAGGAGAACTAATTATGAAACTCTCTAACATTATGTCCGTTGCTGGCCGCAATTTGTCTGTGGCTAAGCTAAAGATTTCTAAGCACAGCCCGGAACTGCTGCTGATCGCCGGTATTGCCGGTGGTGTCGCGAGTGCGGTCATGGCCTGCAAAGCTACCACTAAGGTGTCTGAGATCCTGGATAAGACCTCTGAAGATGTTGCCAGCATTCATCAGGTCGAGGCGAATCCTCCAATTGGCTCCGACTATTCTCACGAGGATGCACAGAAGGATCTCTTCATCACTTATGTGCAGACTGGTGTAAAGCTCGCCAAGCTGTATGGCCCGAGCCTGGTCGTAGGCGGTCTGTCCGTGGCGGCAATTCTCGCTTCCAACAACATCCTGCGTAAGCGTAATGTAGCTCTGGCTGCTGCGTTCAGCACGGTTTCTAAATCCTTTGAGGAGTATCGTGGCCGCGTGGTGGAGAAGTACGGCAAGGACGTTGATAACCAGCTGCGCATGGGCACCCATGAAGAGGTTGTGCAAGAGACTGTGACCGATGATATGGGCAACGAGAAGCAGGTTTCTAAGACTGTAAAGGTAACGAACCCTCTGGGAAGCCCGTACGCCAAGCTGTTCGATGAATGTAACCCTAATTGGGAAAAGAATCCTGATTACAGCCTGATGTTCTTAAAGTCTCGTCAGCAGTTCGCCAATGACAAGTTGCGCAGCCAGGGTTATCTGTTCCTGAATGATGTACTTGACTCTCTTGGCATTCCTCGCTGCAAAGAAGGTCAGATCGTTGGCTGGGTTTTCAAGGGTGACGAAGGCGATAACTTTGTTGACTTTGGCCTGAACGAAGAAAACGAGTGGGTCCAGGACTTTATGAACGGTGACGAGCCCAGTGTTTGGCTGGACTTCAATGTGCAGGGCAACATTCTGGACCTGATCTAACATGATATTTTGAGGAGGAATCAGTATGCGTGACATTCTTGGTTATACTTTTGCCACAATCGCCGGTGTTTGCTTTGCCGGAGGTATTGCGGTCCTTTCCGGCGGAAAGGGGAAGTAAATGGACTATCTCGACAATCTGCTGACCACCCTCGATTACATTCTCAACTCAAAACGTAAGCGCCATATTATTGGCGGAATCCTTATCAGTATGTCAACCCTATTTGCCGGGTTGGCGGTTACTGTGATGAGCATCAAGGAGGACGATGATGAATAAGGTTTTATATTTTGGCATCATGGCCGGCGCTGCCGCTATTGCTGCAGTGGCTACCTGGGTGTATGCCAAGGACAAGTTTGCAAAGCAGGCCTCGGATGATATTTCCGAGATGAAGGCTTATTACAAGGAAAAGTATGAGTCCCAGCCGAAGGAAGCACCCGAGGAACCCAAGAAAGAGCAGCCGAAGACCGAGGCTCAGAAGAAGGCTGAAGATCTTAAAACTTATCGCCAGATGGCACGGGACAAGTACAAAGCCAATCACGAGGAGGAAGAAGGCAATCCCCATGTGATTACGCCGGAGGAATTTGGCGAAAATAATCACTACGACAGAATCACTCTGACCTATTATGCTGACCACGTGCTGGCAGATGAGAACGATGAGGTCATTCGGGATGTCGAGGAGACGATCGGATTCGGCAGCCTGAATCACTTTGGAGAATACGAGGCGGATATCGTGTATGTACAGAATGATATTATCAAATGCTACTACGAGATTACTCGTGATCTGCGCAAATACGAGGATGTTGCCGGAGAACTGCCTTACCGTCCGGAGGTAAACTGAACTTATGACGAAAAACGAGACTGACGCCGCCTATTTCGACTGGATGTGTGGTCTTGTAGCGAAAGATTTTAAAGACGGCGGGCGTCAGTATCGTAATCTACTGAACACGCTGAACCGAATTGACTTCCGCTACTCGATCCCGCTGGATTCCAACCGAGAGGCAGACGGCATTGATTTGCGATACCGTTTCGGCTATGAGAAACATGTCAGAGACTATGTTATCGCAAGATATTTGGATGACCACCCCTGCAGTGTGCTGGAAATGATGATTGCATTGGCTCAGCGATGCGAAGAGAGCATTATGGACGACCCGGAGGCGGGTAATCGCACCGGCGTTTGGTTCTGGGCTATGATCTCGAATCTCGGCCTTGAATGCATGAGTGATGACGATTTTGATGAGCTCTATGTCGAAGAGCACATCCAGCATTTTTTGGACCGCCAGTATTCCTATCAGGGAGATGGCGGTCTTTTCTTTGTCCGAAAGCCGCCTATGGATATGCGCCGGGTGGAAATCTGGACACAGCTAAACTGGTACCTCAATGAGAACGATTGATATTTGAAAGGGGATTACTATATGCAAAACATGAAAGTATGGAATATTACCAATCTTAACGAGATGATTGCATTTACTTGCTATTCGAACACCCTTGCCAATAAAAATTTTCTTTATCTTGATAAATGCGTGAAATCTCTTCGCCGAGCAAATACGTTTCTTTGCCTTTCTACACTCGGTCTCCTGGCTATCGTGCACTTGGCAGACTGCGATATTAAGGCTTTAAAACTCAAAATTGCGAAACTTGAGGAGGACAATCTGAACCCCAGCAATACTGTGCTCAGGCAGATGGATATTCAGCGCCAGCGGATTGATATTCTTGAGGGACTTGTCAAAGATACCCGGAATACGGTCTACAACAATGTAATCAATACTGAGAATAAGGACGAAGAAATGTAATGGTTGACTTTCTCGAAATCGGCCGAGCGAACAAAAAGGGGTATACCGAAATATACCCAAAGTTTGTTCTCAAGCGCCGTTCTGAAGATTTGATGATTCGGGGCGGAGACTTTTACGCGATTTGGCTCGAAGATCGAGGGCTGTGGAGTACGGATGAGATGGACCTGACGTACCTTGTGGATCAGGAACTAAGCAGGGTGAGCCAGGAAATTCGGGATAAAGGAAATGTCGTAAAAACGCTGTACATGTGGGATGCAGAATCCGGCATGATCGACCAATGGCACAAATTCTGCCAGCGGCAATGCCGAGACAACTTCCACATGCTGGACGAAAAATTGATATTTTCCAATCAGGAACTGAAAAAGACGGATTATGCCTCAAAGCGTCTGAACTATCCGCTGGAAGAAGGGAATACGCCTGGGTGGGATAAGCTCATGAGTGTATTATATTCTCCGGCGGAGCGACACAAGATCGAGTGGGCAATTGGATCGATCATTACCGGTGACTCGAAGGATTTGCAGAAGTTTATGGTTCTGTATGGTCCACCGGGCAGCGGTAAATCGACTGTGCTCAACATTATCCAGCAGCTTTTCGATGGATATTACTCGGTCTTCGATGCTAAGGCGCTGGGCAATCCGTCAAACTCGTTCGCACTTGAGTCCTTTAAGACGAATCCTCTGGTTGCCATTCAGCACGATGGCGATTTGTCTCGGATCGAGGATAACACTCGCCTGAACAGCCTTGTCTCTCACGAGTTGATGACCGTAAACGAAAAGTTCCGATCTGCCTATGCCAATCGGTTTAAAGCATTCCTCTTTATGGGTACGAATAAGCCGGTAAAGATCTCGGATGCAAGGTCCGGTATCCTGCGCCGACTTATTGATGTAGAGCCCACTGGAGATAAACTTTCCGGTAAAGAATACCGCCATGCCATGAAGCAGATCCCGTTTGAGCTTGGAGGGATCGCTTGGCACTGCAAGGAAGTCTACGAAGAGGACCCTGATTATTACGATGACTATGTGCCGACGAATATGATGGGGGCTTCCAATGACTTCTATAACTTCGTATCGGATTCGTACTTGATATTCTCGAAAGAAAACTCCACGACTCTGAAAATTGCCTATGAGATGTACAAAAACTACTGCGACGATGCTAAAGTGACCTACCCCTACAACAAGCGACTCTTTAAAGAGGAACTGAAGGTTTACTTTACTGTCTTCGAGGAAAAGCATGTAGATCCAGATGGGAATACGATTCGTGGATGGTACGAAGGGTTTGATCTCAATAAATTTGATGGCAGCGGTGAGAAAAAGCCGGTTGAAGAACCCAAAGAGGAACCGCATCCTGCCATTGAGTTTAAAGAGCAGCACTCAGCCTTTGATGATATTTGTGCTGATTGTCCAGCCCAGTATGCCAAAGAGGATGAGACCCCTAAGTGGAAGTGGGACGGAGTTAAAACGAAGCTCAAAGACCTTGATACCCACAAGGTCCACTATGTCAAGGTGCCGGAGAACCATATCGTAATTGATTTTGACTTGAAAGGAGGAGACGGATTTAAGTCGTTTGAGCGCAATCTGGAGGCTGCTGCAAAGTGGCCCAAGACGTACGCAGAACTTTCCAAGTCCGGAAAAGGCATCCATCTGCACTATTTATATTCCGGCGATGTTACAAAACTCATGAGAATTTATGAGGAAGACATCGAAGTGAAGGTTTTTACCGGCAAAAGCAGCCTGAGAAGAAAATTGACCCTTTGCAATGACCTCCCGATTGCGACGATCAGCTCGGGACTACCCTTGAAAGGAGAAAGCAAAGTGGTTAATTTTGAAGCTGTGAAAAATGAGAAAGCCATTCGAACGATCATTCGTAGGAATTTAAATAAAGAGTATCACGACAATACGCGCTGCTCGATGGATTTCATCAAGAAAACGCTGGACGATGCCTACAATGCAGGCGTTAAGTATGATGTGCGGGACATGTACAATGATATTTTGGTGTTTGCCATGAACTCGACGCACCAGTCAGAGTATTGCATGAACCTTGTGCCAAAACTGCACTTCTGTAGTGATGAGGCTTCTGCTCCGGTCGTCAATGATGAGGCGCCTATCGCATTCTATGACTGCGAGGTGTTCCCGAATCTCTTCTTAGTCAACTGGAAGGTTGCAGGCGAGGGAAAGACCGTTGGCCGGATGGTGAACCCTACTGCACAGGACATGGAAAAATTGATGAAGTATCGTCTAATTGGCTTTAACTGCCGCAAGTACGATAATCACATGATCTATGCCCGAATGCTTGGATATTCTAACGAGCAACTGTACGATCTCTCGCAACGTATCATTGCCGGTGATAAGAATGCCTTCTTTGGGGAGGCGTACAATATCTCCTACACAGATATTTACGACTTCTCGAACAAAAAGCAGAGTCTCAAGAAATTCGAGATCGAGTTGGGCATCCATCACCAGGAATTGGGCCTTCCTTGGGACAAGCCGGTGGATGAATCGCTTTGGGGCAAGGTGGCTGAGTATTGCGACAACGATGTTATTGCAACAGAGGCTGTCTTCAATGCCCGTAAGGCAGACTGGGTGGCACGGCAGATCCTGGCGAGTTTGTCGGGCCTGACGGTAAATGATACGACCAACCAGCACACTACCAGAATTATATTTGGTGGAGAGAAAAATCCGCAGTGGCAGTTCAATTATCGCGAGCTGTGGAAACCGGTGCCTTATACCAAATACGAAGAGCTGCGCGAGAAACTGGGTGCCGACTATGATTTCCGTGTCTGGAATGAGAAAGGCGAACCGCAGTACCGCAGTTATGTGCCCGGCGAGGAATTGCCGGTGGGTTGGAGTATTCTGCCGTTCTTCCCGAATTATGTCTGGACTGGGGCGAAATCCTACTGGTGCACTGATATTTTGGATGCTGACAGATGTCGGACCAATCCGGAGTATTTGTACGAGCTTTTGGATCGGCAGAAAGAACTTGACAAAAGCCAGCCGAGTGATCCATCGAATCACATCATTCTTATCGAAGAAGTCGGTGAAGGTGGTTACGTCTATTCGGAGCCTGGTATGTATGGCAAGGTGGGGTTGGATGATATTGCTTCGATGCACCCTTCCAGCCTCATTGCAGAGCGGCATTTCGGCCCTTATACGAAGAATTTTGCTGACCTGAAGACTGCTCGTGTGGACATTAAACATCACGATGTAGAGGCTCTCAGGGGTATTCTGGACGGCAAATTGGTGCCGTTTGCTGAAGCGATTGCTGCTGGCAAGGCTGAGTATGATTGGGACGATCTGGCGTTTGCACTGAAAATTGCAATCAACTCGGTGTATGGGCTGACCTCGGCCAAATTCAGTAACGCCTTCAGAGATCCGCGTAATAACGACAATATTGTTGCGAAGCGCGGGGCCCTCTTTATGGAAACCCTCAAACGAGAAGTGCAGAAGAAAGGCTTTATCGTAGCGCACATCAAGACTGATTCCATCAAAGTGCCCGATGTCACGGATGATATTCTCGACTTCATCGACAAATATGGCCGGGAATATGGGTACATCTTTGAGCATGAGGCCACTTACGACCGTATCTGCCTGGTGAATGATGCTGTGTATATTGCCAAATACAATGAGCAGGGCATTATCAACAAGGGCGGAAAACATGCCAATGAATGGACGGCTACTGGTACACAGTTCCGGATTCCGTATGTATTCAAATCACTGTTCAGCAAAGAGCCTATCAAGTTTGAGGACATGTGCGAGACCAAGCAGGTGACTTCGGCTTTATATTTGGATATGAACGAAGGAATGCCGGAGGATCAGCACGACTACAAATTCGTTGGTAAGGTTGGTTTGTTCTGCCCTGTGAAGCCCGGCTGTGGTGGCGGTATTCTGGTACGTGAGTCTGACGATAAGAAGACCGGCGGGAAGAAATACTCAGCTGCTACAGGCTCTAAAGGCTATCGCTGGATGGAAGCGGAGATGGTCAAGAAACTCGAGAAAGAGGATTGCATCGATAAAACGTATTATCAGAAGATGTGCGATACGGCGGTGCATGATATTTCCGAGTTTGGTGATTTCGAGTGGTTTGTCTCGGATGAGCCGTACATTGGGTGCAGCTATGATGAGCACGGAGCGCCGATTTATGACGATGTTCCGTTCTGACGCGAATTTTACAGGCCCTCATATGGAGAAATCCAATAATTTAACTGGAGGTTTGTGAAATGAATAAACTTGGAAAAGCAGTTCTGATTGGTGAAACCATTATGGTTGTTGGCTTTATATCATATGTAGCCGGGGCTACTGATATCGTTTACGCTTTACGCGATTCGACATTGGCAGGTTTTAATGCTACCAAATATGATGTTGAGAATAATTATTCTGGTGGTTTTAGGCAATTGATTCGCTTAGCATTATTCCGTGCAGCAACCGATATTAAGGATTAACTTCAAAGGCTACGGCCCTGTGGAAACATGGGGTCTTAGCCTTTTCATTTTGAATGGAGTGGTATTTTGACTAAAGAAAAAGCAGAAGATCTTTTTAACTATTGGCTCCGTATTCTTGGGATTGAAAATTGGAATATTGTTTTTGATTGGGCAGTACGGAAATCCAACATGGTACTCGAAGATACTTATGGGACATGTACCTATAATCGTGAAATTCAATCGGCCATGATACAAATTATGGACGAGCTGGATATTGGAGCCACGGATACACTTGCGCCTTTTGACTATGAAGTAGTGTTAGTTCATGAGCTTCTTCATATTAAATTTGCATGGGCGGATAATCCGGCTAATGACCTTGAAAAAGCACTTACGCATTCTTTGATCCAAGAGCTTGCAAAGAGCTTTGTTCAAACCAGGCGGACGCCTAACTAAAGGAGTGATATTTTCTGAAAGCAAAAGACTATTTTAAGAAGTACCTCGACACCTACAAGCATCGTGAGTATTACGGCTTTACTGACAAGGAAGTTGGGGCGCTGATCCGTAAGGAGTTTGTCAAGGAGACGAACGAGCTGATCGACCTGAGAAAAATCAAGTCGAACTGGCAGCTCGTGACGATTCTTGGCGAGCAAAACAACAAATGGAATGCCCTGGCAAAGATCTTTAAAAACAACCTGGGGTCAAGCCCTATCAACAAAAACGAATTTCGTCGCAGAATCGTGCCGGAGGAATGGCCCTCGGTAAAAGAGCCTGCCGGTGACTGCGACAATGATATTTGAAAAGGAGAAAACTGTAATGGCTGAACGTATGAATAAACTGGTGATCGACAATGCACGTCTGATCTTCAAGAATTTCTCGGGAAAGGGCGATAACTACAATCGTGAGGGCGACCGCAATTTTGCCGTTATCATCGATGATCCTCAGATGGCAGAAAACCTCGCAAAAGACGGCTGGAATGTGCGTCCGCTGATTTCCAAAGACCCGGATGAGGAGCCCACTCATTACATTAAGGTGAAAGTCAGCTTCAAGGTTCGTGCTCCGAAGGTTCGTTTGCTTTCGAATCATAAGCAGGTCTTCCTCAACGAAAACACGATTTCGAGTCTCGACTTTGCTAAGATCGAAGAGTGTGGCGTTGTCATCAGCCCGTATATGTGGGAGGTCAATGGTAAGAGGGGCATCTCGGCGTATCTGGATTCGATGTATGCAAAGATCGAGGACGATCCATTTGCCGATAAGTATGCGGACTATGTGGAAACCGAGATCGATAATCCCGATGGTTGCCCGTTCTGATTGATATTTTGGGGTGCCTGATTTGAGAGGGTTAAACGGCGTATTACGGTACGGCCCCGATGAAAGGAGACACAAATGAAGAAATTCACTCTGAAGGACGTTCTGACAGCAGCTTGCACTTGGACACCTCCGGAGAAAAGAAATGAGCCCATAAAACAGAGTAAAGAATCTCCGAAAAAGAAGCAACCTATTAAAAAGGAAGCGACGAAAGACTATTCACAGTTGTTCATCAAAGATTTCATGGAACTGGCCCTCACTCGCAGCAAATGGACGGTTTGGGATGACTTTATTACGATGTTCGCATGTTCGATATCAAATGCAGTGGATAAGTCGCATATTCATTGGGACGAGAGAGAAAAAATATATCTTTCTATCGTCAAAAAGTACAAAAAGAGCGAAATGGATATTTTCACTCGTCTGGCTGCTTATGTTGTTGAGGCGCTCGATAAAAACCAGGAGCAAGATTTCCTCGGCGAACTTTTCATGAATTTGGACTTGAGTAACGAACATAACGGGCAATTCTTCACGCCGTACCATGTTTGCGACTTTATGGCTAAAATCACTTGCGACGTAGATTCAATACCCAAAACGGGGCCTATAACTATCAATGATCCAGCGTGCGGGGCAGGGGCCACGTTAATTGCTGCTGCCAATGAGTTGCGAAAGATTTATGAAAAGCGGGGCCTCAACTTCCAAAATTATGTTTTAGCTGTGGCGCAGGATATCGACCAAAATGTAGGGCTCATGTGCTATATCCAGCTGTCCCTTTTGGGGCTTGCGGGGTTCATAAAAATCGGAGATAGCCTTTCTGACCCGATTAGAAGCGGCGATGATCTTTCCAATTATTGGTTTACACCGATGTATTATTCTGAAATCTGGACTTACAGACGAATGTTTGACTATTTGAAAGGAGACACAAATGAGGAAGTTTGAACCTGGTAATGTTTGTTCTACTCCGGGTGTGAATGCAAAGCTCGAGGATTCCGGATTTGCACAGTTCATGATTGTCTCTTTAAACCGGCATATCAACGGTGACTGGGGCAACATGTGTGATGAGGATAAGGCCGCCAACGAGGAAGCACTTGTGGATGGGCTGCGGCTGATGAGTGTCTATAAGCGCAAGGACCATCCTGATGACACGATTTGGATCATTACGGAAGCAGATCGAAGTGTTACTACGATTTTGCTGCCAAGCGAATATTGATATTTTGGAGGAACTAATTATGATGGTTTTATTTTTGATTGGACTTATGGCATTGATCGGGGCGGGGCTTATGATCATCTCTGGAATCCAGGCAATAATCAGCTTAGGGATTGCCCTGATTATCAAGATGGTTTTGGGCCTGGCCGGAATCGTTTGTGGGATTTTGCTGCTCATGTTTGTGGTGGCTATTGTGGAGGATTTGACGAGCAAATGACGTTTTTACAGATTTTGGGATTGATCTTGCTGCTTATGCCACTTGTTGGCATGGCTTTTGTTTGCTGCCGTTGTTGGAATCATTGTGTTTCCGTACTATTTTATTACAGTTTTACTGAGGTGATTGTATGAGAACATTCTTTCATATTTTAGGCTGGATTCTTCTGCTAACACCGTTTATTGCATTTTCTGTAGCCGTGGTATTGACATACGGATGGACTGGGGTGCTGGTTCTGGGTAGCACAGTAGCTTTAACTGGGATTATTCTCTTGGCTATTTGGTTGATATCCTATTAAGGTGATAACATGATGAAACTCTATGACTTCCAGCTTGAAGCTATTAAAAAGATGAAGCGGGGCTGCATTCTTTGCGGAGATGTTGGAAGTGGGAAGTCGATTACTTCTCTTGGATACTACTATCTACGAAACGGAGGCGATATTGAAAGCTTAAAAGGCGGGGATTATGTACCTATGGATGACCCGCCGAAGGATCTTTATATTATCACAACGGCCCGAAAGCGCGATACTCTCGAATGGGAGAAAGAGCTCGGGCCATTTCTTATGTCTACGCATAAGGATTGTGATATTTACAGACACAATGTTGTGGTGGACTCGTGGAACAACATCAAAAAGTATGTTGGGGTGTACGGTGCGTTCTTTATATTTGACGAACAGCGTGTAGTAGGGTCTGGCAGCTGGGTGAAGGCATTTTACAAAATTACTCGTAAGAATGAGTGGATTTTGCTGTCGGCTACCCCAGGAGATACCTGGAGTGATTATATTCCGGTCTTTGTTGCAAATGGGTTCTACAAAAACAAGACAGAATTTTTACGTAGGCACGCTGTTTATTCACAGTATTGCAAGTCGTTTCCAAAAATCGAACGGTTCGTGGATACAGGGCACCTATGCAGACTGCGCAATGATATTTTGGTGCCGATGGATTTCAAGCGAGATACCGTGCAGCATCACGAGTATATGATGGCGGAGTTTGACCGAGAAGGGACGAAGCAGCTTTTCAGAACCCGTTGGAATCCGTGGAAGAACGAACCGATTGAGAATGCTTCAGAGCTTTATTACTGTGCCAGGAAGATTGCGAACTCTGATATTTCCAGGCAGACACTAGTTTTGGAAGTGTTTGAGGATCATCCGAGATTGATCATCTTCTATAACTTTGATTACGAGCTTGATATTTTGAAAGGGATGAATTTTGGTGAAGGTGTTGCCGTGGCAGAATGGAATGGGCATGGGCATGAACCTATACCGCAAACCGATTCCTGGGTGTACCTTGTGCAATACACTGCGGGGGCAGAAGGATGGAACTGTATCACAACTGACACGATTCTGTTTTACTCCCGAAACTACTCATACAAAATCTCAAAACAGTCAGAAGGGCGCATTGACCGACTGAATACACCTTATAAGGATCTATATTACTACCATCTCACTTCTAAATCCTTCATTGACCTGCGGATTGCCAAGGCCTATGAAGAGAAGCGGGATTTTAATGCAAATCGAGATTTCAAACGTCACTATGGTGATTTCTGAAAGGAGAAATTCAGATGAAATTCTTAATTGACAGGGCTTCTTTGGGAGCCGATGATGTAAAGCCGTGTGAAGGAGCTATTAAACTTGATGGCGGCGGTTATGGGATCAAGATTAAAAACATTGAAGATCTCATGAAAATTATCGATGAAACTGGATTTCCGATTATCGTGTATGGCCAGGACCACAACTATAAAGGGTCTCTCCCATTTCTTAGTATTTACGATGACTATATCGAGTGAGGCTACGTGATGGGATACAAGGCTCATGATCATCAGGAAAGACGGTGTATGGATTGCCTGTTTCTGAAAAGGCGCAAGACCTGGAATAATTCTAAACGATATTATGAATATGGATGGTTTTGCACGTGCACAAATCAGGAGATCCACAAAATTAGAAATGAAGATTGCTGGGTACTTAGTGATTCGTACCCATACGGAAAAATGGAGGTTAAGTAAAATGGGTGTTTTTGCATTTGTTGGCGGTATCATTATTGGGACTATTTTTAGCGCTACTTCGTTATATTTTACGGCCATGAAAGATGATGAGAAGGAAATTGAAGCTGCTCGCCGGGAAGCTGCTACCTGGGAAAGCCAGGCGCGGCACTGGGAAGCCGAAGCAATTCGTGCGAAAGACAATGAGCGAATTGCACGAAAGATGCAGCAGTATTGGAGAGCACGCTGCATGAATGAGCACTTTGGATTCAATGCCGCCTGTGATGGTGACGGAGTCCGACCGGTGGTTGTTTACCGAGACGAAAACAATGATATTTGTGATGGGCTGCTTTTGGCTGCAGTAAAGGAGGAAAGCGTAGGATGAGTGAGAGCAATGTGCTGATTTTGCAGAGTGATAAGGAACTCAAAGACTGGGAACTTGCAGACCTTCATGAAAGCATCCTCAAACAAAAGGAGAGTGACGTAATTTTGCTACCCAATTACGTCAAAGTTGTGAATGTTCCAGAGGAAGAGATCAACGGAGAACTTGTCGTGATGAACAGTGGAGCGCCTGAGCCGGATAGATATGTACTTAAATGCTATGACGGAAGATACGTATACCGCTATACACCCGGTTCATCTATTATAGAATTGACTCCTGATAAAACATTTGCGATTGTTTTTTCTAAAGCCAGAGCAGAAGAAATGCTAAAAAAAGTTGGAAGGGCCTACGAAATGGAGGAACTTTAATATGGAAACTCGTACTAAGGAAGTCTTTTTTGATATCTACTGCAAGAAGTGCAAGTATTACGAATTGGAGCCGTACAAAAACCCGTGCAATGAGTGCCTGGCGGAACCATATAACATGGACAGCCACAAACCTGTGAACTTTAAGGAGGATAAGTGATGGAATTTGGTAATGTGTATGAGGTATTTGAACTCGGTGATCTAGTAAAGATCAATAATGTTCGTAATATTCATTGTGGACGCACTGGAACTATCATTGGCATATCACATACAGGTCCAAATGATGTTTGTTACTATGATGTCAGACTTGATCCAACTGTGTTTGACGTTGGCCGAGATGTAAAAGACTTTGATATTTGGGTAGACGCTAGAAGCCTTACGCACAGATTTCCTGAAAAAACTGAAATTGTAATGGGGGCTTCGGAGTTGCAAAACATTGTATCAAGGTTTAAAGAAGCTTCAAGATGAACAAGCAGAGGATACAGTAGAGTATACTAAAGAACTGCTCAACAAACTCATTGGAGGTACTGATGAAATGAAAAATGTCGATGTTAAGAAGATTATCTTTAACGGTCCGAAGACGATTGTGCTGTGGACTGATGGGACAAAAACCATCGTATCCATGAGCAAAGATGAAACAAATTTCGATCCGGAAGCCGCTTTCTGTGCTGCTTACACGAAGAAAATGTTTGGAACAAACAGCAAAATTAAACGTGTTATCAAAGAAAAATCCAACATTGAGCAGCACCAGAGAATTGTTGAAGAAAAGCTAAAAGAAGAACTAGCAAAGATTAGTCAAGACTATGACAAGTTTATGAGAGAGCTATGCCCCTGGCTTTACACCGGAGAGAAACTCACAGAAGTCGATTCTGCTTGCGCAAATGCGATTAGTGATTTCTATAAAAAAGAATTCATCAAGGGAAAAGATGACGAGTGTCTAGGTAAATTATGCCCTTGCCATGTAACCGAGGAAGCGGCTAAGATTCAAGATAAGGAGAAAAACAATGGCAACACCTAATTTCACGATCAGGCCTGAGAGACGGCTTTGCAAAGTAAATGGTGAGTATGGATATTTCCATTGCTGGGAACATTATATGGAACCTTTGCCTCCTACCGCTACTATGGGTGGGCATAGAGGAGGACAGTATTCTTGTGTTCGCGGGGTAGTTGAGACTGAAAGTGGAATGAGGCTCGTGCATCCTGGGGCAATTCAGTTTGTTGATGAGGAAAATCATGAGCTTCACTGGATGAATGAGCATGAGAGAAAGAGAAAGGAGAAAACAGAATGACTGTTGGCTGGATAATTGTATTTATCGGCATTGCATTTCTCATGGATCTTATGGTGAAGATTGGAGAGCTTCCTTGCGACCCTCACCATTATGATTTTGAAGATTACGATAAGGAGAACGACGATGCTGAAAATTGAAAAGACTGATATTTATGGCGGGGAGGATGACAATGGATAATTTGTACTATATTGTAAATATGGGTTGCGATGACGAAACTCATGGCTTGGCGATTATTTCAGATGAAGAATTCCCTCGTTTTAAGCAGATTATCGAAGACCTCAATAAGAATTCACAATATGGATGTATGCCGACCATTTCAATTTACAAGATTGATGGCGGCCTCATCAGGCCTGCTAATGATACAGATAGTGCTTATGATATTTTGTATCTTAACAATGCCAAATATGTTCTGGCCAAATATATCTGGAGACCTAGACCTAATGGTCGTGGAACTGAGTTAGTGAAAGGAGTAGAAAAGGTATTATGATTAAAATTGAAAAGACTGATATTCATGGCTGGGAGGCGGCCATTCGTGGGGCTCGGAACTCGTTTAACAGCTGGGATAAGAGTGACAGTGCTGCGTGCTATTTTTGTAGAGATAATGACACGAACCCTGGATTCTGTGATGATGGTCTCTATGACAAAACAATTGTACTAAGTAATCCTGATGGTTCCTGTTTTGAAATTGGCCCTAATGATCAGAAACTTATGAAGAAACTCGCTAAGGCTGGGCCGAGTCATGCGAAGTATCGTCGGTTTATTACAGTGACTATGGATGTCACGGGGCCGCTGTACTGGTGGAAGGAGATGGATACCTACAAGGTTGGTACTGTTGGGAATAGCTGCTCCACCATGCACACGATTGCAGATAAGGAATTTGAGCTGGAGGATTTCTCTATTGAACACCTCTATCCTGGGACACTGCCTACATTTAAAGCTATTCTCGCTGAGCTTAATTGTCATCGGTATGGATATTTGCATACCGACTATAAAGAAGACTGGTGGCAGATGATCCAGCTGTTGCCGAGCTCCTATAACCAGAAGCGGACGTTGCTTGTCAATTATGAGGTACTTGCCAATATTTACCATCAGCGAAAAGGGCATAAACTTGATGAATGGCGGACGTTTTGCGAGTGGATTAAAGGGCTGCCGATGAGCGAGATTATTACTGGGGAGGAGCAAAAAACCGCGAAATAATCATGTCATCATATGGAGGTGATTATATTATGCAAAAAGTAATATACCATACGGCTGATATTTTTAGTCATTCAAATACGGCTACAAAAAGGAAATGGCTTGATCGTTGCTATAAAATAGCAGTAAAATGCGGTTTAACTTGCCGAAAAGTGGTTGAGGAAAATCGTGATTTGGTGCTTGATATGCATGGATCAAAGCTCGCTTTTGTTAAATACTATTTGATGACATTTGAACATCCGGGCTGTATTGCGCATCTGAAAAGAATTATGCAAATAATCACTATGTAAAGAAATAAAGACTCTGTGGAAACACGGGGTCTTTATTTTTTGAAAGGAGACTCGAATGACTAAAATCGGAAAACTTTATATTTGCGACCGATGTGGGAATACTGGATTTGCCGGATATGTCGGTGCAATTGATCGGTCAGGGTGGATTGATCCTTTTGGTAAATTTGAAAAACTCGAAGGCTGGGGGATATGGGAGGGGAGAACCCTGTGCCCGGATTGTGCCAAAGAGTATCATCAGAGGCTCAAAGGTTTTTGGAAGGAGGAAAAGTAATGACTGTACGTGAATTTATGGAGATGGGTCTTCCGGGAGTAAGTTGGGTTAAACTTGCGAAGCCGATATTTGATGAAGATGGAAAGCAACTTAGATTTGAGGCGTACACTAGTTGGATTAAGACGGATGGAAATGATAAAATTCCTTTCACGGACCTCAATCGACTGATTGTTAATTGGGCAGTACAAAGTATATCGACGAGCTTTAATGATGCCGGAATTCTCTTATATACTGTGAAAGGAGAATGATATTTATGCCTTTGGATGAGGAAGTTAAGAAGATTGTCGATGAGGCGGACTGTAGATGTCCTGTATGCGGACAGAAAGTCGTAACCGAAATCAAGGGTGATGCAAAGCACGGATGGTATTTGTGCCGTAAATGTGTGTTTTGTGGCTGGGTAAACGACGGATTTGAGTATGCCTAAGGAGGGCTGAGTATGATTGATTTGAAGTTTGATAAGCGGGATCTTGATATGGTTTTTGAATGCCTTGTTGACTTGAAGTATGCGTCGTGCAAAGAGGCAGTCGCAGATCCTTACTTTGAGGGCGTGATCGGGGTTGCTACTGATATTCATGGAATTGTGTTAAGGTATAAGCAACAGAGCGAACACTATATTGAGCTCTATATGGACGCAAATCCCAATCAAAAGGATTACTTCCGCTGCCCGAAATGCAAGCGGATTCTTAATGCCCATACGGATTGGAGACTCAAGGCTGAGCATATTATGGGTATTCCAATGTTTGATTCCCGAGATAAAGCAACCGAATTTTACTGTGAAGACTGCGGTTGGACCGGGGAAGAAGCACCGTTTGAGGAGGTGAAAGAAGGTGGAAATCAGGAAGAATAAGGCCACGAAGGACGTGCATCTCTCGCTGAGAATCGGAAAAGATGACCTTCGGAAACTGAAAACAGTGGCATTTTGGAACAAAAAATCGACTTCAGAAGTGATTCGAGACACGATTGAATTGGCTTACAAAGTCGAAAAAATGAAGCATCCGGACTGAAAAATGTAGCACAAAATGGGGCCTTTTGTAGCACAAAAATAGCGTGTAGCACAAAAAATAAAAATGTGCTACAAAAATAGGGCAAAATGTAGCACAAAATTTTTGAGGCTGCAAAAGGTACCGATTTTATAAGGAAATCATGAAAAGACCTCAAATTATGCCATATTTAGCATAAAAACAAGCATTTTGTAGCACAAAAATCGAATGTAGCACAAAAAAATTGCAAAAATTACCCTATTTTATTTATATATATGAAATTATGCTAAATATAGCATAAATAGTAATATATAATTAAAAATCCAAAATTTTTTCAAAAATTTGTGCTACATGTGCTACAAAAATTTGAAAGGAGATAGACCAGTGAGCCGAGAATCTAATTTGATGGACGAATATATGCATCAGGTGTATTTATATTTTCCTGATTTGTTAGGTGAAGTTGTACACGCCAGAGAGTATGTTCACTTGATGCTGTTACTTGAAACCAACTCCAAGTATGATTATTTTTATAACCTGACAAACAATGTTCTGATCCCTATCCCGAAAAGCGATCAGGATTTGGACAAGGAAAGCTTTAAACGGATATTTGGAGTGCTGCTTCGACGAGCTCTTGAACATAGTGGTTTGACGCAGGAAGAACTGAGTGAAAAAACTGGCATCCAGCAGGCTCGTATCTCGGATTATCTTTACGGCAAGCATTTTCCGAGTTTTTACCAGATCGATAAAATGGCAAAAGCTATGAACTGCAGTGCGGAGGATCTGCGTTATGTGAAGTAAAAAGTTTACAATTTCCTTGTTGCGGTGGACTGATATTTTGACTATACTGAAAATGTCCGAGGAAACTACACAAGGAGGTTAAGCAATGGGATTGTTCAATAAGAAACGGAAATCAGAAGTTACGGAAGTAGATGTCTACACAGAACATGGTAATGAGATCCATGTCTTCGATGGGCCGGATGGTAAAGTGGAAGTAAGCAAAGTCCACATGGCTGACTTCCTGCCGACCGGCGAACAGTGGTGCCCGCATTGCCATGTGCAGTGTGAGAAGCGTGATGGCGGAGAATGGTTTGAATGCCCTGAGTGCGGTTACAGTATTACTGCCGAGGATGCAGAACTGTTTGGCAGCTATCCGACGGAGGCATCCACTTACGATTGATGATTACTGCTGAATATTGATATTTTCCCCTACGGCCTGTGCTAAAATGCATGGGCCTTTTGTTTTGCCCTGATTTCGGCCTGGGGTTCGCGAAAAAAACATGGTGTATTATGAGAGAGATAATATGTCCCGTTTTTAACTGTTTTTGGCAGTTTTCAAGGCATATTGTCTTTTGTTTTGCAAAGGAGAAGGCCTTATGGCAAAAGAAAGCAAATTTCAGAAGGGTCTCATTGATGATCTGAAGAAACGCTTCCCTGGCTGTATGGTGCTGAAAAATGATGCCAATTATATTCAGGGTATCCCGGATTTGATGGTTTTGTACAAAGACCACTGGGCGGCCCTTGAATGCAAGAAGGCGGAAAATGCGAACCACCAGCCGAATCAGGATTACTACGTTGAGCGAATGGCAGAGATGTCGTTCGCTCGTTTTGTTTATCCTGAGAACAAGGAGGATGTTCTGAATGAACTTCAACGATCATTCGAAACTTAGAGGGCAGCATGCCTTTCTGGGTGCCAGTAAGTATCACTGGCTGAACTACGACCCCAACAAGATTGCGGAAGCCTACCGCAACTTTCTTGCCGTGGCGATGGGGACCAGACTGCACGAGTATGCAGCGGAATCCATCGATCTCGGTCAGCGGCTTCCGAAGTCTCACAAAACGTTGAATATGTATGTCAATGACGCGATTGGTTTTAAGCTTAGACCTGAGCAGGTTTTATATTACTCTCCGAACTGCTTTGGCACTGCCGATGCAATTGACCTGCGCGGTGATTTGCTGCGTATCCATGATTTGAAGACCGGCAAGGTTCCGGCACATATTGAACAGCTGATGATCTATGCAGCGCTGTTCTGTCTTGAGTATGGTATCAAGCCGTCTGATATTGACACAGAGCTTCGCATCTATCAGAGCGATGATATTCTCGTGGAGAAGCCAGACCCAAATGATATTCTGGCAATCACCAAGAAGATCATCGAGGCCGATAAAGTCATTGAACAAGTCAAAGAAATGGAGAGTTGAGCTATGTACCAGGATAAACCGCCGATCGAAGATGTAATGATCCACTATGGTGTCAGTGTCATGGATGGCGCTCCTGGCCGTGGCTCTGGTCGATACCCCTGGGGGTCCGGCGAGAACCCGAATCAGAGAACCGATACGTTTTTGAGCCGGTATCGTGAGTATGCCGGTCAAGGGCTTACAGAGAAAGAGATCGCTGAGAAGATGGGCACTACGACCACCAAACTCCGTGTTCAGCTTTCCTATGCTAAAAGCCAAAAGCGTATGCAGATGGTGGACCAGGCGAAGACCTTGCGCAAAGAAGGGAAGAGTCTGAATGAAATTGCTGAAATTATGGGTTTTGATAATGATTCTTCGGTACGTTCTTTGCTGAATGAGAATGCGGAGACCCGTATGCGGCAGAGTACGGCTACGGCTGATAAGCTGCGCGAACTGATACAGGATAAGGGCTTCCTGGAAGTGGGTCTTGGCGTTGAGCAGGAACTCGGTGTATCACGAACGAAGCTCGATCAGGCTTTGTATATGCTCGAGTTGGAAGGGTATAACATCTATAATCGCCGTATTCCGCAGGCTACCAATCCTGCACAGAAGACGACTCTGAAGGTGCTGACACCTCCGGGGACCAAGTACAGCGAGATCTATGATGCTTCGAAGATCCATTCTGTGGGTGACTATGCGATCTCCTACGACGATGGCGAGACTTTTCATAAGCCGTTTGAGTTCCCGTCCAGCATGGACTCTAAGCGTTTGATGATCAACTATGCTGAAGATGGTGGCCTCCAGAAGGATGGCGTTATTGAGCTTCGGCGCGGAGTGAAGGATCTGGATTTGGGCGACTCCAAGTATGCGCAGGTTCGTATCCTTGTGGACGGAACCCACTACCTGAAGGGCATGGCCGTTTATGCGGATGATTTGCCGGATGGTGTGGACGTTCGGTTTAATACAAATAAAACCAAGGATGTTCCGATGATGGACGTTCTGAAGAAAGTCAAGCGCGATAAGGACGGCAATGTTGATCGGGATAATCCGTTTGGTTCTCTCATCAAGGAGAAGGGCGGCCAGAGCTATTATCTTGATGATAAAGGCAAGGAGCATTTGAGTCTCATCAACAAGCGTGCCGAAGAGGGCGACTGGGGTGAATGGGCCGATAAGCTTCCTTCCCAGTTCCTGGCCAAGCAACCGATTGCTTTGATCAATCGCCAGCTTAAGATCGCTGTTGAGGATAAGCAGGCAGAGTTTGATGAAATCAGGTCTCTTACTAACCCCACTGTTAAGCGCAAATTACTCGAGGATTTTGCTGACGGATGCGACAAAAATGCAGTTACGTTACAGGCAGCGGCCTTGCCGAGGCAGAAGTATCAGGTGATTTTGCCGCTTAATTCCATTAGTGAAAATGAGATCTATGCTCCAAACTTTAATGACGGAGAAACCGTTGCGCTGGTTCGGTACCCTCATGGTGGTCTGTTTGAAATCCCTATTTTGAAGGTCAATACCAAGAACACCGAGGGCAAACGTGTCATTGGTACAAACCCGAAGGATGCAGTTGGTATCAACTCTAAAGTCGCCGAACGCTTGTCCGGCGCTGACTTTGATGGTGATACGGTCATGGTCATTCCGTTTGGCAAAGGCTATAAGATCGCATCCCAGCCCGAATTGGAGGGGCTTAAAGGCTTTGATCCTAAGGTTGAGTATAAGATTCCTGCAGGCGATACCAAAACCAAGCGAATGACTGATGCCAATACTCAGAAACAGATGGGTGTTGTGTCTAATCTAATCATGGATATGACTCTTGCAGGTGCCAGCACTGAAGAGCTTGCTCGTGCAGTTCGGCATTCTATGGTTGTTATTGATGCCAAAAAGCATGACCTTGATTACAAGCGCAGCGAATCCGATAATGGCATTGCCGAATTGAAGCGCAAGTATCAGGGACATTTCGATGAGAACGGTCAGTATCATGAGGGTAGCGCTACTCTGATCACGAGGGCAAAGAGCGAGATCTCTGTGCCTAAGCGTCAGGGCAGCGGGGTGATCGATCCTGAAACCGGCAAGAAAACTTACAAGACAGCGGATGATCTCTACTACGAGACCAGCCGTGTAAATAAGAAGACTGGCGAGGTCATCACCAAACAGAAGATGCGCACACAGCAGTCTACCAAGATGGCTGAGACCGATGATGCCTATACCCTGGTATCCTACCGCCGTACCAAGGCCGAGCTTGCTTATGCCGAATATGCAAACAAGCTGAAGTCCTTGGCAAACGAAGCTCGTAAAGAGATGAAGGCCACCGGCACCCTGAAGTATAGCCCTGAGGCCAAGAAGGCTTACGAGCCGGAAGTTACCCGGCTTCAGTCTGCCCTGGCCCTTGCCAACTCGAATAAGCCCCGTGAACGTCAGGCACAGGTCCTTGCTAACGCTCGTATCAAGGAGAAGGTCGAGGCCGATCCTGACCTTGCCAATGATAAGAAGATGCTCAAGAAGGTATCCCAGCAAGCTATAGTTGCCGCCCGCCAACAGGTGGGGGCTAAGCGCCATCCCATTACCATTAGCGATAAGGAATGGGAAGCCATTCAGGCAGGCGCTATTTCAGACAATGTGCTGTCCCAGATTTTGGATAGCGCTGACATCGATAACTTGCGGCAACGCGCCACACCTAGAGCAAACAACGAGCTTAGCAATGGTAAGATTGCATTGATTAAAGCTCGTGCTGCTTCTGGTTATACAAATGCACAGATTGCTGAAAGCCTCGGCATTTCTGCTTCTACTGTGAGTAAATACTTGAACACTTAAGGAGGTGAAGTCTTATGGTTCAGTACATGCTGACTACGTACGATAACCCCTACAATCCGTTCCAGGACTTCACAAAGTGGTTCTTGTGGGACACGGAAAAAGGGTACAATTCGTGTGCATATCTTGCTCGTGTTGCAGCTGATTCTGATTCTTTTGATGAGGAAGAAGAAAATGCTGCTATTGAGCAAGCAATTGATGAAATCATTTCTGCTGACTTTATGAATGTTTATTGTAAACTTCGTTTTGATGGCGAGAAAACAGATTTTGTTGATGTGAAGAGAGAAAATGTAGTAAATCAAACAGCTTAACCGCACTATAGACGTTGTTTAACCATAGGGAGGGGGTCGTGTTTTTAACACCCCCTCCCTACATCGCGGCCCTCCTTGATATTTCTCCGGGGGAAGAATTTGGGAAAACAGCTTTAAACCGGCTTGTGGACCCTTTTATATTTCCTCCGGCTTTTTGTAGTGGTATGTAGGTTTCTATGACTGTCTTAGAGTCAAAACCTCCTTTATTTCTCCTTTCTGGGGTTATCTACACCCCTACATACCACTACAAAAAGCCGGAGAATCTGACAAGAAAGGAGTCGGAAACAGTTGAGAAGAGCAAAGACTACCAATGAATCTGGCTCGAAAAGGACGATTAGACCGGCTCTGACGCCGGAAGCACGGGAAAACCAGCTGATTGAGCTGGCTATGGATCTTGCGGAGAAGCGAATCCTTGAAGGAACAGCTTCCAGCCAGGAGCTTACCCACTTTTTAAAACTTGGCTCCCAGAAAGCACGGCTCGAGAAGGAAGCACTTGAGAAGCAGATCGAGTTGATGGAAGCCAAGAAGAATAATCTTGCTGCTGCAGCCCAGATGGGTGAGATGTACGAGGAAGCTATTAAGTCTATGAGACGGTATAGCGGCCAGGGAGAAGAAGATGCTTAGGACATACACAGAGCTATGCGGATATTCTACCTTTGAGGAACGCTATGAGTACCTTAGGCTCGATGGTGAAGTCGGAGCGGACACATTTGGGTTTGACCGTTACTTGAACCAGATATTTTACCAGAGCGAAGAGTGGAAACAACTGCGAGACCGCGTGATTGTACGGGATGGCGGATGTGATCTTGGAATGGAAGGGCATGAGATCAATGGATTTTGGAAGAATGGTAAGTATGTTCGGCCAAAAATTCTGATCCACCACATGAACCCTATCTCCAAAGAGGATATCCTGAAGCGAAGCGATCTGCTTTTGAATCCTGAGTATCTGATCACCACGATTACACGGACACACAATGCTATACATTATGGGGACGCGGATCTTTTACCGAGAGGCCCCGTTACGAGGGCACCGAATGATACATGCCCCTGGAAATGAGGTTGAGTATGGAAAGTATCCTAAACACCATCAAGAAGAAGCTGGGAATCGCCGAGGATTATGACGTGTTTGATACCGACATCATTGTAGACATCAATTCCGTCTTTTCGATCCTTACCCAGCTGGGGGTAGGGCCAAAGAACGGGTTTTCTATCAATGATGCTTCAGAGACTTGGGATATGTTTATCCCGGAGGACCCGAGGCTGAACGATGTAAAGACCTACGTGTACATGAAAGTACGGCTGCTCTTTGATCCACCTACCAGCAGCGCAGCTATTGCCTCGATGGAGAAGCTGATCTCTGAGTTTGAGTGGCGGTTGAACGTGGCAGCAGAAACCTGTGATTGCGAATAAAGAAAACACCTTAGACATGTGATTTTGTCTAAGGTGCTTTGTGAGGTGATACCTAAATGTGGAATTACGAATGTGTAAACTCTGGCGAAGACTATTTAGCGCACCATGGCATTCTTGGAATGAAATGGGGC